GAGCTGAATGAACCATTCCCATAAATCTTTGTTGTGCTTTTGATTGTGCTGGCATTTTTTTCTTTATTATGCTAATAAATATGCATTACCAGATGTTACTGTAATACTTCTAACATAACAAGGAACTGGCTCTCCTACTGCTAAGTGTTCTAATTTTAAAGTAGTATGGTTATTTGTTTGTGCGATTGTACCACTTAGGTTATTATCAACAACACCTTCTAATGTTATTGAACCTGAACAAATTGCCGAACCTCTCATTACTCCCCATGCTCTTTCTAATGAACCAGATTGTCCTGCTGTATATTCTTTTGCGTTAAAAATTCTATAATTTGTCATTTTTATTTATTTAAACTTTCTTTTAATTCTTTTAATAATTCGTAGCTCATCATTAATGCGGACAAATGAGATTCTCTTAATTTTTTAACTGATTTAATTTTTCTAATATTAGAAATAGTTTCAGCTAATTTAATTTTTGTTACCTTATCAGAAATTTTAGAACCAACTTCTTTCAATCCATCCGATAGAGTATTGACCTCTTCATTAACATATTCTTTTAATTTACCCGTATTATTAATATTATTAATATACTCTTTAAGTAAATTCTTTTGTCCAGCCGATAAGTTATTGTATTTTTTATTAAAATTTTCTACTAACATTTTGTATGATAGCATTCTAACTTCCTCATCTTGCTTTTTATATTCTTCAAAAACTCTATTATTTAGTTTTTTATCTTTATTTTCAATTGAAGAGTTAATCATATTCTCAACAATAGTAAATTTAGAATTAACAATATCCTTTGGTTCGAATGATTCTTTTGTAATAGTTGCTTCAAATACTTTATAAATAGAAGCTAAGTTTTTATAATTTGAAATTGAAGATTTAGTAAACTCATCTATATCATAAGCTTCCTTTATTTCTTTTATTAAATTATATTTTTCCTTCATAAGCTTTTGCTCATCCAATCTTTTACGGGCTTCACATACAGTTTCAACAAATTTTTCAGCTTTATTTTCTGAATTATATTTTTCATTAATCAAATACTGATATAATTTCAATTCCTTTGAAAGTTCTTTTTTACCGGAAAAATATTCTTGTAATATCTTTTCAGCTTTTGAATTTTGTTTGCCAGACATGATTTCGGATGTAATCTGTCTAACTAGCAATTCAAAAATGAATCCTGTGTTTTTAAATTTCGAGTGCTTAATATTTTTCATTAATTGTTTTAATTTCTCTGATATAAATATACGTTTATTGTGGATTATTACTTTTTATCCAAATCTTCCATTAAAATAGTCTTTTTGTTACCCAACATATCTTTAAATATTTCCTTAGATTCTCTTTGAGTTTTTTGCTTTAAAGTTTTAATTCCCAATGGGTCTCTTCCTAAATGATGGTCATCCTTGCCATATCTAACCGGGTCTTTTGGTCTACCAACTTTTCCTTCTTCCTCTAATTCTTCTTTTATTTTTTGGATTTCTTCTTCCACATTAGTTGGTTCTCCAGCTCCGGTTTCTTTAGCCGGGTCAACTCCTTGCGTTTCAATCGAAGTTAAACGGAATGTTTGTTTAGTATCCTCAATAACATCTACTGTTAATTCATCTTGCTCTTCAGGTGTCATATCCATAATAGCATCATACATCCATTTTTTAGAGAACATTTTAGTTTGTTGCATTTGTTGAATTAATGCTATTTTAGATGTATATAATTCAACTTTCTCTTGCTCATAGATTTTAGATGGTATTGTTAATTCTAATTGGAAATCCAATTCATCCTCACTATCTAATCCTTGTGCATATAAGTGAACAATTGCTATCTTAGTTAATTCCGATACTAATACTTTCTGAATTCTTTCTATTGTTTTTGCAAAACGAATATCCTGTGCCGCCAATGTAGCCTTTCCACTAACATCTTCTTCGTATCCTAAAAATGCTTTTGGTATTTTCAATGCTGCCATCATTTTACCTTTTAAGTAATTGATGTCATCAATCATATTATATTCTAAACCTTTTAACGTATCAATTGAAGTACCATTATCACTACCACGAACTGGCATATAATAATCTTCAATTAGATTTTGAATATTATATTTTAAGTTATATTCACCCGTAGCTTGGTCTAAGAAAGGAACTTTTTTAGATGAATTGATAATTTTTTGCATGTAGTTATCAACTTCGGTTGGTGGAATATTACCAACATCTACTTTAAAGATTCTCTTTTCAGGTGCTCTCATAATACGATGGATTAACATCGCATCTTCCATCAACGTTAATTGCTTCCAAACTCGTCTAGCACCTTCAAGCATTGATTTACCATATGGTAAGAAGTTTGAATCTGAATACAAACGGAAGTGAGCTATTTCATAATTTTCAAATTCTCTTTTAGAACTAGCGGTTACTACTGCACTATTTGGATTCTGATATGGTGCATATACGAATTTAACTCTTTGAGGATTTTGTGCATCAAATGCTTCAACTCTGGAAGTTTCATATACCGATAAAGGTTGTACACCCACAATACCCAATTCTTCAGCTATTTCTAAATTTAAAAAGAAATCTCCATATTTTACTAAATTTCTTGTCCATGGCCATAAATTAAATTCAATATTTAAAATATCATAAAAAAGATTTCTAAGAATCTCTTTTGTATTTTCGTTTGCGCAATTTATTTTAAGTACATCTCCCAATTCATTCTTCACAGTGGCTTCATCTGCGTAAATATCTAATGCTGATGATAAAATTGGGTCATTATCCATTCCATCATAATCTCTAAATAAGTCAATTCTAACTTGCTGATAAGCCATTGCGGATTCTATCAAACCACCACTATATTGTGGAGTTTTCATACGAGTGTATCTATCTATTAGATTCGTTGTTAATCCTTGATATTCATCAGTATCGATTACTTTGACACCTTGTTTCGTTTTACGAACTATTGTATTAGTTGAAAATAATTTTTGTAACCTACCGAAAAATGATTTATCTGCTGCCATTTATATTTTATATTTTAATTCAAAGATATGGAAATTATTTGATATTAACAAATTAATTACCATTTTCTACAAGACCAGTAATTTGCTTTATGTCTTGGTCCTGGGTTATCGCAATTCATTCTTGCTCTAAATGATTTTCTAGCAGCGGGATTTGATTTTCTAATTTTCATTCCTTTTTGGCCAAAGTTTACTTTAACAACATTACCTGCAGGATTTTTTACATACACTTTGAACTTTTTAACATCACCTTGCATTGGTTTACCCAATTGAACATTTCTGCCCTGATATTCTGCTTCATAAACACAATTACAATTTGCTTCAGCTAAAGTGTTCTTATATGCTTTTAAAAATTCAATAAAATCTTCAATTTCTTCTGGCTCTACATCCAATTCTTCATAATCATCCCCAACTTCTTCACTTATTGGAACACAATTAGGAACTTCTTTACCATCTTTTTTCTTAGTACCCACCATTTCATATCCTTTCCAACAAGGATTTTCCATTTCTTTTAGTGGGATTAGGTTTATTAGTTTCATATTATAATAGTTTCAACATATAAATATATAAAAATTACTTTAGCAACCAAGTTAAGTTTTCAACTTCACCTTTACCTAATTGCATTTCATATGGATTTTTCTGATTTTGCCAATTTGCGGCATAAACACCTGTATCATTATGTATGGTAGTTGAACTTAGCATACTCTTAGTTAAATCTATACCCTCTTGTCTTAATCTCAATGCCGTATTACGAACCCATAATCCAATTCCCAATGCCATTGTTAAGTCATCATTATATCCTTTCATTGCTTCAGCTCTACCACCATTCCATATAAAGGTAAACAACTCATCTATCAATCTATTAGAACGAATTAGGATATCTTTATCCTTCATATAGTTATCCAATGCAGAAATGATAAGAGGACGAGTTTTTGATGTTGTAGAGAAGCCAGCAACCATACTTCTTTCTTCTCTATAATATTTATTACTCATTTGTCTTTCGGTATCCACATATTGTAAATCGTTACTCATATAGAATAAATTAGGATACCCTCTATTGATTACTTGCTGAATTGCAGCCCAACCTACGTTAGCATTTTCAATTACTAATAATGCGTTATTATATTCGGTTGCCAATGCTGTTAAAAAGTTACCAAAATCTTTTGTATCTATCTTTCCTCTATATTCTCCAACTTGCGATGAATCTTCTATATCAATTATTTGACACGTAGAATAATCCGAACCATCTCCTCTCGCCACGTCGGCAGATATCATATATTGTCTATTGTAATTTGGATGTTCCCATATCCAAAGATTTCCATCGAAACCTCTTTTTTCAACGGGCTCCATTACATATGTTTCCTTATACCAAGTTAATAAAGCCGGGTCGATTACGGTATCACCCGAACCAATAAAGTCACAATCACATTCTTGCGATGCTCCTTTTGCTCCCAAAATACGAGTTTGTTCATCTCTCCATGCTTGGTTTCTTTCAGGGTGAACAGTCCAATGTAAATTAATACAATTGAAACCATTTTGTCCAGCTTCTCCTGCTACCCAAGTTTTATGGAAGAAATTACCCACACCATTTGGTGTAGAAAGAATAATAGCAGAACCACCCGTTGATAGAGTTGATTGTGCTGATAACCAAATATCATCGATATCTCTAATGAATGCTGCCTCATCCACTACTAATAGTGATAGGGCTTCCGAACGTCCTGCATCAGGTGAAGATGCGATTGCTTTTACTTGCGAACCATTCTTTAATTTAAGTGATAGTTTGTTATCTTCAGATGCTGCCGTTGAACCATCTCTTAACCAAATAGGAAGTAAATCGTGCATAACCCTTACCTTCTCTACTAAGTTTTTTGCAACAGTTACTTTAGTTGCGATAACCAACGCATTGAAGTCTTGGTTGAATATCATCTTCCAAAGAATAAAGCCCGCCGATAGGGTTGATAAACCTAACTGGCGGGATTTAAGGATGATGTTGAATCTATTATCTTTAAATTCATCTAAACAATTTTCCTGAAACTGATATAAATGAAATGGAATCTTTCCACGAGTAGGGTGTTGGATGACACAATACTTTTTCATAAAGTATATCGGGTCTAACGCACACTTCTTATACTCATCGGAGATGATTTCTTTTAGTGTCTTTTTAGGTTGCCCTTGTACACTCATTACTTTTTAACTTTTATTTTCCAATAAGTACCAAATCCTACATATGGGGAAAATGAACCAGTTGTTCCATCGGTAGTTCTATTATTTACTCCCAATGTAAATTGATATAATTTATCTTTCTTAGTTTTTAAAATTAATCCCGCACCTATTGCAGAAACTAAATCAGCTTTATTGAATCCACCATTTAAACCATAATATAGTTGTGTTTTTGCTGGTTCTTTAACTATCATAGTTTCTTTTATAGTTCTTTCTTTTACACTTGCGTTAAAAGTTCTACCTAAGATTTTGTTTTGTGAGATTGTATCAGTAATAGAAACTGTTCCTAATGAATCAGGCAATACTAATACATCTTTGTATAATACTTTTGAATAATAATCTTTTAACAATGCCGCTGTATCAATTACCGTTGGAATGATTACTTCTTTTTCAACAATTGTTTCGTGATAAATATCTTCACCTTTTTTAGTTACTACTTTTGTTTTGATAACTTCTAAAGTATCAATATCATGTTTGATGATTTCATATTTTTTACCATCAATTCTAATAGTTCTTCCGCCCGGCATAACTCCGCCTGGGTTGAACCATTGTAATAACACATAAATAATCAATGCTGCAATAGCAATGTTTTTAAAATTCAATAATTTTTTCATAATTTTTAATTTTTTATAAGCTCTGAATGGTTTAATTCTCGTAACTTATCTTCTAATGCTGCTTTCCTCTCCAACAGAGCTTCAATTGCTTCGGTAGCGCCATTAATATCATTTTGTAAATCTTCTTTTACTTTTTCAACATCAATATCATAATGCCACTTTTGAATAGTACCATCTTCATTAATAAATTCCATTGTTTGTGATACTCCTCTCAATCCTTCTTCAAATTGAGCTTTCAAATCAATAACATATGATAATTGATTATTAGTTATTTTATAATCTTCATAAAATGGATATGTTCCATCATCTTTTAATGTTTGTTCAAACTTTCTCAAACAAGTTACACACATTCCTGTTTTACGAATTAGTTTCTTATCTGCATTACTATATTTTATAGTATCACATTCTTCGGATTGACAATTATTTAATTTATCTAAATATTGTCTAACTTCATCCATTTGGGAAACTGTTATTTTATAACCTTCTTTTTGTTCCCATTCTTTACCATCAGCATCTACCCACGTTTCGCCAACTTCTCTCGTTTTTTCTGCTTCCTTTTCGTAACCAAAAGTCGTTTGATTATCATCAGTTCTACCAAATACGGTATCTATAATTAGTTTACGAGTTGGATGAATGTGATTATTTTTTTCTTCAAAGCTTTTTCTCTTTGCCATATTTTATTTTATTTATAACCTTTTATATATACATATATATATAATTTATCTCCCAAACTTAAAAATTCCTAAAATTTGATTTAAAGGAGCAAATGTTCCTGTTAATTTATATGTGTTTCCCTTATAGAAGAATACTAATCCTTCGTTTGGAACTAATTTTTCAAATCCACCAATAGCATTTAATCTAGCTAATTCCTTTTCTAATCGTTTTATTTGAGCTACACTACCACCACTTTTAATATCTGATATAGATGATTCCAATGATGCTTTAATAGATTGTAATGCCTTATCAGGTTGAGCAGTTAATACCGAACTCATAAATGATAATACTTCGGCTCCAACACCTAAAAAGATATCTTCGAATTTACGAATATTACCTTTCATTATTTTATCTTTAGCATCCTTATCTACACCATCTGCCCATTTCTTAGCATCTTCATCAGTTATTGATTTAATACCAAATGATTTATTATCAAATGCCCATCTTCTCGCTAAACCTTCTTTTTCTAATTTTGTTAAATTCTTTTTAGAATTATTAACAAATTTCATCCACCAAGCGAAGTGATATTCAGCTATACCATCTTTATCTCCTAATCCAAACTCACTTTGCAGTTTAGATAACATTCCATTAAATTTACCTTTTTGAGAACTTAGTTTTTCATCCTTTGGAAGTTTTGTAATCGGAGGTCCTTGTAATGTATATTGAGATTGTACGTGTGCATTTATTTGCTTAATCATAGATGCTAATTTACTTTCTGCACCTTTTACACTACCAACCGCATTTCCCTTTTCATCATATTCAACTACGTTATGGAATACTAACAAAGATTGTCCGTAAGGAATTACATTTGCATTTTGTGGATAGATTACCTCTAAGTTACAAAACGCTGAACCATCTTTGAATATACTCTGTCTTTCTTTCTCTCCCAACCCACTAATAGCCGCAGATAAATCTCTCATTGCAAAATTATATGCATCACTCAACGCACCTCTTCCTCCAAATTTTGATGCTAACGCACTCATATCTAAAGCGCTTGCTCCACCATTTGCTAAGTGTCCTTTGTTACGAGCGGCAATTAATCTACCATTTTTCCAACTGATTGCCAATGCCTGTCCATCAGTTTTTTCTCTAACTACTCCCAACTTACCATCTAATGCATTATTAACAATTTTTTTTAAATCACCAAATGTAAGATTCATTGAAATATCAAATGGATGATTCATATGCCCATATGCACCACCTTCGGTAATCAAATCTTTTGATTCGTTTATTGATTCGTAAATATGTCCGTTAAGTTTACCAAAATCTCTTAAAAGAATTCCGGCAGCTGCATTTGCTTCGTTTTCAACATCGGAGCCAGTTGCTCCATCTTCAGGCCCACCAATATATCCATCTTGTCTTTGTTTAAGATGAACTAACTCATGTGCCAATGTTCTTAGGATATCCGGTGTACTTCGATTGGTAACATATATAAATATATCATTATTAACCGGGTCAAAACCACCATACGATTTAAATGTTGTAGCAAATTCACCATCTTTTACCAATTTAATATTAAATGGTAAACCAATTAAACGTAATCTATCTTTTGCAAATTTTATAAATTCGCCTATAATTCTGCCTTTAGTTTTTTTTTCAGGGGTAGCTGGAACTTCTTCTTTTAATAGTCCTAATTTAACAGACATATCAGTTATTTCTTCATAATTTGTATCTCTTAAATCTCTTTCAACTTGTCTCCTATTAGCATTTGGATTTGCGGATACGGCTGCTCCAATTTTCTTTCTACCATATGCGCCGGCTTTATCCCACATTTTCATAATTGCTTTAAAATGCCAATCACCAACTCCTACCTCATTAAATGCAGATGGTACTTTTATTTTTACCCAACCACCATGTCTAAATATTCTAGCTGGTATTGGTAACGTAGAACCTATTGGTAATTTATTCTGATGTTTTTTATCAACACCCACTACCTTTGTAACAAAATCTCTATTTTTATTATCTACTCCAACTAATTCAACTTCAACTTCAACAGCTTCTCCGCCGATTTTCATTTTACCTTTGAAAAATCCTTTTTGAATTTCACTTAGGGTTCTAAATGTTGTGGCTTGTTTGCCATTGATTGTTGGCATTCCGTGGTCATCTTTTCCAATATCCTTAACTTGTACTTTCTTATTTTTAAATTTACCCATTAAGATGGTATCGCCATTATCAACATCTACACTTACATCTTCTTTCATTAAATCTGCAGCTGTGTTCTTTGGTGCCTCTCTTTTATAATTTGCAATTACTTGTATTAATTGCTCATCGGATAGTTTATAGTTTTGCATTATTTCTAATGTTTTTTCCATAAAGTTTGGTACAAATTTATTAGTATCAACCGATTCTTCTCCATTTTTATTTTCAAATATACCAGCGGCTCCTAATGCTATACCTACACCTGATGCTTGAACTGCGTTAGCACCTAATGCTTCTGCTGCAGAGTGTTTTATGATATCTTTCATTACATATGAACCCAAATGACCTCCTCCAAATTTATACGCTATTTTCGAAGCAGCTCCTTTTAAAATTCCACCAACACCTGCGCCATGTGAAGCGGCTTTTACTCCCCCTATTAAACCTCCTGTAACTGCGATTGAACCCATTATTAGTGCAGTAGTTTTTGCAAGATTTTTAACACCATCTTTTTGTCTTTCATTTTCTTTCCACGACTTTTCTGCCAATTGTCTTTCTTCTGGTGTTAAATCTTCTCTGAATACAGGTTCTTTTTTTGTTTTTGGTTTTCCTAAAAAGTTTTTATCTTGTATTTTATTACCATCTTTATCTTTAATTGCATGTCCGTGACTATCTTTTTTATAAACCGGCACGTCTTGCATTTTTGGTTGCTCTTTTCCAAAGAAATCTTTTTCACCTACTTGAGTGTATCTATCCCAATGAACATTATTACCATCTTTATCTTTAATACTTCCCATTTTTCCGGTAGTTGCTAATGATTTTATAGCTCTACCAGTTCCAACCATCATTTCTTTGTTATGCTCTAATGTATGCTTAATACCATGTCCTACATAGGATGCTGCTTTTTTTAATACATCAATAGCTCCTTTTCTCTCTTGTGATTCAGGGCTATTTACTTTATCAATTGATTCATTATCTTCTTTTGATAAATCTTTTCTAGCCTTATCTAATGTTTGTTTTATTTTTTCAACTTGCTTATCTTCAGGACTCATTTCTGCTGAAGATTTCAATTCTGCTCCACTTAATTTTTGTTCAGGCGGAGGAGCTTGTTCTCCTGGCTTTTCACCACCCTTTTCTTTATCAGCTTTACCTTGTGCAGTTTGGTCTTTCTTAACAGGCTGACCAGGTTCCGCTGGTTTTGCTGCTTGAGTTGCCGCTTTACCTTTTGGTTCGTTAGCCGGCGCATCATCAGGTCCAACTAATTTATTTGCTTGTATATGTGCTTCGTGGTCTTTTGGTAATCGTAATGCTCCCCTAACAGTAATCTTTTTCTTTTTACCATCAGCCGCTGTATAACCGATTTCCTTATCCATAATTGGATTTGGTTCTTCTTCTAAGAAGTATTCATCTATAAAGCTATCAGCTTCAAATACTAATTTTGCTATTTGTTCAGCGATTGGGTCATATACATAAGAATCATCGGTAGTTGCTACTGAACGGATATCATCGTTTTTCTTTTGTATTTTTTTAACATCTTCTTTAGATGGATACCCTTTTATAAGTTCCTCTTTAATCAGTTTGTTGGTTATCATTTTAAAAATTTCTTTATCGAATTTTGGATATGCTTTTAGGAATAATTTTTCAGCATTATCCGAACTTAACCATTTTCTTACATCAGTTCCACTAATTGGATTTGATTCAGATGGTATAATATAAGTATAACCAATTTCATCGTAACCATATCCAGATTTACCATTATATGGTTTAAAGTATTTACCTGCTAATCTACTAGCATCTTTATCGCCAACGGCTGCAATATATGCGGTTGTTTTACCATCAAATTTTGAAAGTATTTCTTTTGGAGCATATGGATTTGATACTTGTACTATTTTGTTTGGAGCGATTCCAAACATTTTACCCATTATTACAACCTTTTCTTTAAAGTTAAATGGAGATTTACCACCATCGCTTTTATCCGATGTACCAATATAAACATTATTAGCGCCAAATTTTGACACTAATTTTTGATATGCAGCGTAATGACCTTTATGAAAAGGTTGAAAACGGCCTGAATATACTACTATCGTTTTTTTAATTACCGGTTTATCCACTATCCCTATTTTTATGTATAAATATCTTTTTATTAAAGATTAGAAACTTTTGTAGATAAATGGGTCTCTTTTTTTAAGTTCTTCTAATTTTTTCTTAAATCTTTTTTTTCTTTTTCGTTCTTCGTATAACTTTACAAAGAAGGAAATTATTGGCCAGTTTTTCATAATAATTGTTTTAATTTTATTTTTGCTTCATCTAATCCCATTGCTTTATCATCTATAAGTAAATCATAATGTATTTTACCCATATATAATCCGTTATGCTTTACACCCCATTTTTCTAAACTATTCAATGTTATATCGTATAACTTTGCGTAGATTTCCTTAACATCACCATTCAATGTATGCATACCTCTTGCTGTATAAATATATATTGTGTACCCTTTATCGTATAAAGAGTTTGATAAATCTATCATTTCTTGTATTGGTTCACAATAATTGTATTTATCTATCCCTAATGATTCCTTTTCTTTTGGACGAAAACATAATGTATCATCCAAATCAAATGCTAATATTTTTGTATTATTCATTATGGTAAACTATTTAATTTGGTTTGTATTTTTTCTTTTATAATTGAATCAATCTTTGGTAATTCGTATAAATCATAACAATAATGCCCACATACTTGTATCAACTTATGTTTATCATTTATATCAAAATCACTCTTAACCCATTTTTCCCACTTTTTGGAATCAAAACATATTTGATAAAATTCATCAATTTGAGTTTCACCCATATGTTCTAAATAAGTCAATGTTTGTATTTGTGCAATTTCAGGTCCTATATTTAAGCTATCAACACCATTA